TCCTCACCGTAGCCCAGACTTTAGGAACCCTGGTTTCGCAAAAGAACGAAGCCTATGGTGATGCATTTTCTCAAGCTGGTGATGTCATTCGGGTCTTGTACCCGGATGGCGTCAAGCCAGAGCAATATGTTGACCTTTTGGTTACTGTCCGTATTGTAGATAAGTTGTTTCGTATTGCTAACAGAAAAGATGCATTTGGCGAAAGCCCATGGCAAGACATTGCTGGCTATGGTATCTTGATGACAGCATACGATAAAACAAATCAAATACAAGAAGCATCTATGTCTTCACACAGCTAACTTTTAACACAATCTTACTTTAAAAAAGATTTATTTATTATTTATTTGGAGTTAACTGTGAACGAAATTGAATTAACAAGAAAAATTGCAAAAATTATTACAAAAAGCAATTTTATTACCATCAGAACAATACATTAATAGGACAAAAGACGATTATGTCTAGAAGCTACAGAGACGATCATAATGAGCATAGCGTTCGAGCTTTCAATGCTCAAAAGCAAAATAATAAAACTACAAAATCTCATTTTGAGATTGCAGACGAGGAAGGTCTTACCTGTCCTAACTGTCATAAGTTTTGTACTTATACATATCTTGCTAAGAATACTCACTGCTATAGCTGTAAGCATGAAATTTCGCTAGATGAGTGAAGCATTAATGTTTGCTGGTAATCCTAAAGTTCAAGAAATTATTTCAGAGCTTTTCAAAGTTAATGACTTTGGGAATACCCTATTAAAAGAGGCCATAGATGGAGAGAGTCAAGCTACATTATGCTTCTCTCCCATTCTATGGTCTCGTGATATTGACAATATAACTAGATCAATTGCTGATCTTTTACAATGCGAATCAACTCTATATGCTAGAGATAGAGCATTAGACAGAATTATTGTAACTTTCCAAAAATAGGATTAAATATGACTTGTATTTTAGGGCATTCCGATACTGGAATTGATACCAGCACTGGCCAATATGTTGGCGATCCCAATAGTGCTGAGGTTAGAGTTTTACTTAAAGCAGATAGTCGCGTGTCTTATGCTGACTATGGCTTTATGCTTAAGCATCCAAAGATTTTTATCCGTGATGATATTATGTTTGGCTATGCTGGCATGCTTAAAGATGCTCAGCTATTTCAACATACTTACTACGAACTAGTAAGACCTGCTGACATTAGTGATGTTGCATATATCCATAATGTTCTTAATGAGATTATTCCTGCAAGCATGCAGAGTAAGATTCAAAGCAGAAGAAGACCATCTGGCTCCGAAGATCTTGGAGATATTCCAGCAAGTAATATCAACTTACTTGTAGCATACAGAGGCAATCTTTACCATGTAGATTCTTTTCTTTGTGTTACCCTTCTGGCAGAACCATTTCAAGCAACTGGTAGTGGTCAGCCGACTGCACTCGGTGCTTACAGTATGGCAAGGCAGATGGGTTTACTTGACAAAGATGAAGACTCTGATGAGCCAGGACTAGACCGTTATGCATTAGTTGATATTATAATGGATGCTGTCTGTGAAATTCATACAGGATGTGCTCCTCCTTATTGTATGGTAGAGCAGATTTATAATAAAGAAACAAAAGAAACTACGTATAATGTCCTTGAGACTTATAGCGAAGTAGATACTATCTTTAGTAAATCTTTTCCTTCGTACTTAAGCATTCAATATCTAGACGAACCTTTTTCTGCTTATGACAAAATTCATACGCCTCCGAAAAAAGAATCTGCAATTAAAGTAAAGGCTCCAACAAAAACCAAGTCAACCAAAAAGACTACACCAAAGAAGTGAGGTAACAGTTAAAATGTCAAACTACGAATACAATGGCTTACATTTAATTTATGATGCAGGTGCCAAGTCGGTGCCTAAAACAGATAACTTAAATCCTCTAAATGATCCTAGTATGGGTCATAAAGTAGTCTCAGCCCTTGTAGATGCAATTGACATGACATTGATTGTTCCTCCACTTACTATAGAATTTCCTCATAACAAGTGTGAGCTTGAGCGAGTCCTTCAGCGGCTAAACGCCGAAGGTCTTGCCGACTCAGGAACTGCTCAGTTTATTGCAAATGCTTTGAAAGAGCGCGCTGAACAGACATATGGATACAGTACGATTGCTATGATTGCAGAATCGCATATTGCATTCCATACATTTCCTGAACAAGGCTTTGTCACGGCAGATGTTTACTCTTGTAAAGATTTTGATGCAAAGCTTGTTGAAGAAATATTTGACAGGATGTTCTTTCCTGACGCAAAAGATATTGAGAAGAGTGTTCATATGGTCCGTAGAACTCTGGACCTGTCTCGTTTCGCGGAGTAAAAATGTTTTTTAAGTTTGAGGATGCGGTGGCTGCTAATTACCAGCTTACCTATGATGACGTATTGCTTAATCAGGCTCCAGTGTCTGATATCAATAGTCGGTATGGATCTAACATTAACCCATATCACAAAAATGAAAACGGATACTATCAGAAGCCTTTTGACGCTTTGCCAATTGTTGCCAGTCCAATGCCTAGCATTGCTGGTCATGATTTCATGGGCGCAATTACTGATTCTGTCTATAAGCCTTTTGCTATCTTTGCTGATAGATTTAGATCTGAAAATGATCTAGATCAAATGTATGCAAGAGGTTGTGGCATTAGTATTGGCCTTGACTATCCACTTGATAAATTGATTCATAAGGTTTCAGAGTTTGAAATTGCTCATGTCCTAGTAGACATTGCAAACGGCAATCTTGATGCGCTTTATGAGTATCTACTCAAGTTACAAGATCTTCGCTTTGACGAAGGTGTATTTATTTGGGCTGGCAATGTAACTAATGAGCTTGCTTATAGCCGCATTGCTAGTCTTTGTGATTACATTAGAGTGGGCATTGGCGGTGGCAGTGCATGCACTACTCGTATCAATACGGGAGTAGGCGCTGGTAATGTTACTACTCTAGCTCGTTGCAGTACAGAGCGTAAGCGTTTGCTTTATATTTATCCTAAAGATGTTGCTGCTCCAGCTTACATTGTTGCGGATGGCGGCATTCGTAACAACGGCGATATTTGTAAGGCTCTTGCTTCTGGCGCAGATCTAGTTATGCTTGGCAAGATGCTTGCTGCTACAACCGAGAGTGCAGCAGAAACTGTCTTTGACGAGAGAACTGGTATTTGGTACAAGGAATATGCTGGTCTTGCTAGCTCCTCGTATAACAATAAGAGTAGCATTGAAGGTCAGTCAGGTCTTATACGCGTAACTGAACCCGTCTCAGAACTCCTTAAGGGTATTGAAGGGAATTTACGTAGCGCTATGAGCTATACAAATAGTCATACTCTTGCTGAATTTCAAAACTGTACAAAGCTTATTTGTTCCCCTACTATTACAACTGAAAATAACACTTCACTAGTGAGATAAGAATGGAAGAAGAATTTGACATTGGTGCTTTTATTGACGATCATGCGGATGAAGACCTAGAGACTCTTACTGTCTTTGTTCCTGACGAGCTAAAGGTTGAAAGTGATGAAGAGGAAGATCTTGGCAAATATGATGGCCAAGAACTTCATATGAGTACTTTAGACTTAGTTGCTGCTGTACATCTTACTGAAGATAAGATCACTAAAGATGCAGCTATTGTTGTTTATCCTACATGCGATCCTAAAGTAGGAGATCCTTCCTATGTCTGTAGTTGGTTTGATTACTATACTGAGGATGATAAAAAGTACTGTAACGAAGTTAAGCTTTATCTAGAGATTGTTGATCTTTCAGATTGGTCTTTTGAGCAAGTAGATATTCGTGACTTTGATTCTCTTAAGAATTCTACTCATCGTAATGACCGTAAGATTTATTCTGCGCTGATCAACCGTATCATTTAGTAAGTATATGAAAACATTCGATAAGATTGAATTTAATAAACTTATTAATAAAGATGTGATTAAGGCTTGTTCTAAGTGCGATGCGCTATGTGCAAGCCGAACTCAGGTTGTAGTAGATAAATATACTAAAATAGCTCGCACTCCTTGGGAAGAGAAGACTTTGCCTATTATGATTATAGGTGAAGCCCCTGGGGAGACAGAAGATCAAGTTGGTATGCCATTTATGGGTGTAAGTGGTAAAGTTCTAGATACTTATCTTGATCTTTATGACTTGACTCATTTATCTTATGTTACTAACATAGTCAAATGTAGACCTGAGAAGAATAGAACTCCTACGAACGAAGAGATTACTAACTGTGCTCCTTACTTAGAGCAACAGATTCGTAGTTTACAGCCAAAG